TACCGAATCATCTAAACCAAAGCGAGCGCGTAACTCAGATGGAACTCTGAAAGCAGATGATAAAACCACGCCTGATGTAAATGAAGCGTGGGAAGGTGGCAAAGCGCCGAAAAAGAAAGCTAAGAAAGCTAGTTAATATTTAACAAGCCGCCTGTTTGGCGTGCAATGCGTTCAAACAGGCTAGGGAATACTGCCTGACTTGTGCTTAGTGGTAGCGTTTCTTGAGCCATGTTAGCGTAAGTTCTAGGCACTACTCCTAATAAGTTTTTAAATGGTAAATTACCAACAAATCTTTCACCACCTGCCATAACCGAAGGCATAGGAGACAGAACCTCTTGTGATGCTCGGGCAATATCACCCATTTCAGATCCAGTGCCTCTAACGTAACTTGTGCCTTCACGTCGTCTAGTAGCAGTCGCCAAAGCACTAGGTGTAATTAATCCTGCGGCTGAGTCTCCACCTGATCTGTTTATTGCGCGTTCAAGGGTAAGATATGCTCTGTATTGATTTTGTGCATTTTGTAAGCTTGGTTTTAATGCATTTGGTATTTGCCTTAAAACCATATCGTCTAATACATTTTTAATATCGAAAGCTAATTCATAACTTATCATATCAGTATCTGATAAATATTTTGTCATAGCTTTATTCAGTTTTGCTCGAACGCTCCGAATGTTCTGTGAACTGATCGCCTTGCCGTCTAATGATGCTTCAGAAAAATCTAATACTATTTTTTCTAGCGCAGGAGGAATTTTGCCTATGCTCATGTCACCTTCCGCCTTCGACAGTACAGATAACATAGCGTTAGCCTCGGCTTGGGTCGGTACGCCTCCGGCAGCGTCATCTACCATATCAAAAACTTTACCTATTCTTGTGCGAGTTGCATTTAGAACCTCGGGAGATGCGAGGTCAGCATTTGCACCTGCCTGACGTAAGACGCTTTGAGTTAGTTGTTGTTTTGCTATTAAGGATGCATCTTGGCCACCATCTAACCTCATTAAATTAGGTGAACCAATTTTTTGTCCTGCCGTTATATCAGTAACGCCTGCCTGATTAAGTGTTTGTACAGATTGGGGTCTTGTGCTTCCTGTTAAATTTGCGGCAATTTCATCGGACGGCCCCTTTACCATTCGTCGAAGTACAGGAGTAGATAATGCTTGCGCTGTAGGAAATCCCAGTGCTCCTGCAAATCTGGCTAAATTTTCATATTCACTTCCCTCTGTTAGCTGTCCGGCTGTTTCACTTCCAAGTGCAGGAACTAACGAGCTTACAATTGATCTGAGAGGTCCGCCAATAGGAAGAACCGCCGCACCGCCTGCAAACTGTCCTACTGTTCTACCAAATTCACCTCGAGTTGTTAGGGGCTGATACTCACTAAAACCACCAGTAGCTTCGGCAAGACCTGATCTTACAGTAGGAGCTTCTGGATCTCTTTGTGGTATTACAATATCGTCTGAGCTGCCCATATCAATACCGGTTGCATCTCTAAATAGCTCTAACAATCCAAGTTTTTGCGTAATTTCTAGTGGCAAATTTAAAATACGATCAGTAATAGATGCACCAAGATCTACCGTCTCCGCAGCTCCACGCATAGCGCCAGATGCGAGAGACTTTCTTCCGTCTGTATCAAGTAATTTATTAGCTTCATCAGCAAGTCTTCGAGCAGAGTCAGTGTCTCCGGCGTTGTGCGCCCTTTGGACCATCTTCATTAGCTCTTCATATTCATCTTCCATAATACTAACCGCCCCCGTACAACTCTTTGATCTGTTCTAAACTTAATGGCTCTGCATCACCTAATAAGGCTGATGCGTCTGCACCAAACTGTCTAGTTAATTCTGCTTTTAACGTAGGATCTGCTTCTGCTAATTTGTAAGCTTTCTTAATTATGCTTTCATATCTTACTTTAATTTTACCAAGTTGGTCTTGCATAAATTTTGCGCTTTGACCTACTTTTAATTTAGCAATATCAGATTCCAACAAATTAAGTTCTTTTTCTGACACTGCTCCAAGCGTCGCGCCACCTTCCATTTTTAAAGCCCGTAACGCACCAAGCGCCATTTTTGAGCGTAGAGTGTCTCCTAAAGTTTCTAGCTCGGCAGCCTTGGTAAATGGTGCAAATTTAAAAATTGACCCAAAAAATCCTGTTGTTAAATTAGGATTATCACTGATCAGGCGTTGCATTTGTTCTACTGTGTCAATGGCAACTTGAGCGCCTTCAATACCGCCTATTGTCTGTTTAGCAGTCTGCAATTCACGATTTATTTGAGATGTTAAGGCATTATACATCTCGGGAGTAATGCGGCCTGATGTCAGCTCATTTGTTAAAAATTGTAACTTTTGTTGTGGGGTGCCGGCTCCTTGCAGTATAGCCGCAGATTGTGCCATTGCTTCTCGGGCTTGAGTAGCTGCCGCAGATTTTCGAAAATTGTTTAAAAGCTCTACTGTTGTATTACCTTCTTGACCTTGCAAGGTCATACCTGCATCTTTAATTGCGCTAAACGCCAACATCATGCGCTGATCTTTAGTTAAATTACTAAATAGATCTTTTGGCTCTTGACGTGGATTCATCATTAAATTTAATAAATTTTGATTACTCATTAACTTATTTTGTTGAACTACATTTTGATCTATCGGGGGTTTAATATTAGGGTCTATATTTGTATTGTTTACGGCGTTCAATGCATCGTTAGTAATAGCGTTTACTTCTGGATCTATTACAGCATTAGTATTTAAAACTTCCAATTCCTCATTTATTTTTGGCGGTAGTATTGGTAAGCCAGTTGTATCGTCAGTTTTTGAAATTAGACCCATTATTTCTAGATCTTGCATACTAGCTAAGTCTCCTGCAACCGCATCAAGAAGACCAAACTGTTGGATCATTTCTTCTGTTAAATATACTGGGTCCATAATACGCTCCTAAAAATTAAGACCTAACCCACTTCCGCCAAAAAGAGGGTTAAAAATAGGTGATGCTGCGCCACCCATAGCCCCGAAGCCCATGCCTAAGCTGCCTAAAGCACCTAACGCAGGCCCAAGGCCACCAGTTCTCGCTGTAGTTGTACCATAACCTTGAGGTATAGCTCCGGCTGTACCAGTAAGCACGCCGAACTGGGTCAGTGGGAATTGCTGTTGTGCCAAGTAATCTTGGAAAGTAGCATCTAAACCTGCTTGGTTCAGAGCTCTTTGAGCTTCGCCGGCCGCAGTTTGTGCGCCAAGACCTGCTAATTCATTTTGCATTTGTTGGCCTGCAATTGACCCAAGGCCGGCAGCGCCTGCGCCTCGCATTCTTGCGGCGCTTAAAGCTGCCTGTTGATCTGCAAGACCTGCTTGCTGTTCAAGAGACGCTTGTTGTATTGCGCGTTGCTGTTGACCGGTAATATCAAATTGAGCTGCACGTTGCGCTTGATTAAAAGCATTAGCTCTTTCTCGTGCTATTAAATCCGCCGCCTGTTGCCCATATGCTTTACGCGTTTCTGCTTCAGCTATTCCTTGACGAGATCCGCCAAATGCATTGGCGGCTGTAGCTTGAGCGCCTTGTTGATTTAACGCCATTTCTTGTGCGCCACCTAAATCACGCAATCCTGACTCAATAACTGCGTCAGTGTATGGCGACATATAATTGGCCATGTTTGCATCTGCAATGCTGCCAACATCTCCAATTTGAGCCGCTTGTACTGTTGGGTCCGCCATTGACGCTATATCGCCATATGTACTAGCTGCCTGATTGTATAGAGGAGCACCCATGCTTAAAGCGCCGTAACCGGTCATTGCTTGCTGTTGTAGCGGCGTCATGCCTGCAACGCGATCTCCTTGAAAAGATTCATATGGTTGCGCCAAAAAATCTTGAGCAAATGGTATTACAGTGCCTTCCAAAAAATCTTGTTGGAATTGTGGCATACTTTTTGTTTCGGTTTTACTTGATCCCATTATCTTAACTCCATCTCATAATGAGTATACACCGACCTAAACGGTGATGCATCTACATACTTTTCAAAACCTTTTCTGCCATCAGCTTCCAAAGCATCAAGCCCTGCATCTACTGCTAATTTTCTCATTAGGTCTATCGCTTCGCTCATCCATTGCCTCATACGCTTACCGCCAATAAACTCAATCTTTAAATTTTTTCTTTGAGGGTGCTTTACAACCACGGTTGTCATGGCGGCTACTAACTTGTCCTCGAGATGAATAAGCCACATAACAGAGCCGCCACCTCTTATGTCGTTCTCAACGTCCTGCATTGTGACGTTGTGAGATTGCCTCAGTATCGCCGGAGCCAGTAACTCCATACCCTCGCTAATGTAGTTGTCAAAGTCTTTAGATAACACGGGTAATATGCTTACCTTTGGCTTTGTATCTAACTTTACTACATTATCTAGCATATTTACACCCCTAGACGTCATTTCATTACCACGTACTTAATGCAACCCGTTTCCAGATAGCTGTAGAGCCATCATAAGATCCGGTACAGATATAAATATAGTTTGTGTCCCACGCAATCATACCGGCAACGTCACCGCTTGCTCCGGTGTTAGCTGACGGCGTAGCTTGCCTTGTTGCCATCTGTCGAAAAGCACCATCAAGCGATATAACTGCATATTTTTTTGAAGCATCCCAAAGCACAATACCATCTTCAGAAGGATTATCGTCAGTCGTTTTATGGTAAAACCTTGTTAAATTACGACGCAAATAGGTGCTTAAGCTTACACCCCAAGCTTTTATATCATCGCCAATTGGTGGTAAAACCGGAGCAACCATTATCTTTTACCGCCCTTCTTAGCATCAATACGCATAGTTCCAACATTCCATGCTGCATACGGCGTGTCGCCTTCTACCCTCATGCGAATTTGTCTGCCTTGAAACCTTACCGGCGTAGGATTAGCCGGTGTGTATGGTCCGTGTGTGCTTTCTGTCGCGTTTGGATAAAACCTGCTTTTAAATTTAAGACTGACATCGCCTTGTGTTTTTTCATCTGTAATTAGATCTGTAACTTGCATAATATTATCGCCATTACCCAAACTTATTGGACCGGTTTCGGCAAACACTGACTGTTGTGCAGATGACGTTTCGTAACTTAATCCAATTTCATGGTCAAAAACTGTGCCGTGGCTATCGAACATCATCGGAAACGCAAAGACGCCCCGTGATACTCCACTAGTGCGAGACAAATCACCTATCAGCCAGTGATTTTCTTTGTAATCAAACGCAACATATTTATCTATTTCTGTTGCAGCATTAGAACAATAAAACCACCATATTTCTCCGAACTCTGCATTTACGTGAGCCCATGTTAAACTTTTTTGATCTACGTTTAAATTTTCAAAAATATGATCGTGAACGGAGCAGGGTATTTCTGAAACTTTATTACCATCAAATCTATAAAAGCCTCCGGTTCCCATCCAAAAAACACCGGCATCAGTGTCTGCCGCAGCTTTACGAGATATTACTCCGCAATTTGTGCCAACTCTTTCAAAACCAAAAATATACGGTGGACCAGAATATCTGGCAGTGTAGGAATCGACGTCAGTTAAAATTAACGTTTGGCCTCTTGTTCTAACGGCCGTTTGTATAGAGCCTGACGTTTGTAGCTCGTAGTCTCCTGCTTCGTTTGTAGCTAATGGCGACCAAACAGTGTTATTTTCTCTATCACACCATGAGATTTTGCGTGGATTACCGCCTGACCCAAGAGCAAAAATAAATCTTTCTTCGGTAACAATTAAACCGATATTATTTATCGGAGCATTTGTAATAGGAGCGGCATCAGCCGACGTGCCTAACTGCCACTCTAAAAGTCTACCGTCTGTAGTAGAACAAGCGACTAGATATTCTCCCCAGTTATCTAATGACCAAGTAGTTGCCTCAACAACATTACCTGTGTCCGGCCTTGGTGTACCATATGTATGACCTGTTAAGATTGACGTCCCATTACCACCATAAACTCCGTAACCATAGCCTAAATTTTGTGCAGCAATTTCCGTACCGTCTGTTAGGTCTGTTGGTGTAATGTCAAATTTAGAGCCTGCGGCTAGTCCTGCAAATAATTCACTATATGATCCTGCGGCTATATATCTAGTACCGTTCAAACTTTTCCAAGCGTGCATACCTCTTGGAGCATAGGTTGTAACTTGGCCTAATGTTGGGTGTGTTCGCCACCCTCCAACTGGACGAAGAGAACCCTCACGCCAACGCACTAGTGACCCGTCACGCCATCTCCCATGAGCATCTAAATCTGTGCCTATTCTGTAAAATCCTGATGGTATTTTTAGCGGTATAAGTGTCATTTAATTACTCTGGTTTTGTAGGCCATGAAATTGAATTTGGAAAACCACTTTGTTGTGGCACGTTTAATAGGTCTGTGCGGTACTGCGCCCATTGAGATTGTTCATCTGCACTTAAATCAGCCCATCGTAATGGATTGCTAACAATAGGGTCAACTTCATGTCTAAGCTTGTAATCTCTTGCCCTTCTTGCCCCTGCCGCATTAGCCGTGTCTAGTTCTTCTTGCGTTGGCGGCACGTAAGCAGAAAAATTTGATCCGATAAGTTCTAACAAAGCAGCGTTATCAATTGTTGTGTCTGTGTCATAAGGCGTTAAGTGATAGTCAATCCAACCTAATTCTGGGTGATTTATTTCTACGTCAAAACGTTGATTATCTGCTTGTAAAGACCGTGCATTTTGTACTTCTGTTATTGTAATACTCATTAGCTAATCCTCAACCATAATGTTGTTCTTGCAAATTCTCTGTGTCCACCTGAAGTATCTGTCAAATGTTGATCGTAGTTATTTTTATAATACCCTATATTACCCATACAACGCCAATTACCTGATGGTGCAGCTATTGTGCTTGTGCTTGCTGTACCTGACCACGTAGTTTCATTTATATCCGATATTGTGTTTGCAAATCGTAAACTTGAACCGCTTGCGGTGTCACCGGCTACATATAAATTACTAGTGTTGGTTACTTCTGCAAGTAAAGCATACGAGCCTACAGAACCTGCGGCTGCACCTGCACCTGTTGTAGATGTAACTGTTACAGTTGATCCACTTGTGCTAACAGATATTCCAGTGCCGGCAGCCACACTTGTTAAGTATCCGCCATTGCTATGGTCGCCCCAACTATAAGCAGTATTCCATTGGCTTTGCGAGGTTGTAGTCGGTATTGCATAACCACTTGCTAAAGATACGGCTAATGTGCCGGAAGTTGTTATAGGACCGCCACTTACAGACAAACCGGTTGGAACCGACATATTAACACTTGTGACTGTGCCAGAGCTTGATGTTGTGCCGATATAAGTCGCAAGGTCAGACATAGCCACTTGCTTCATTACGCCGCCATCATTAAACACCACGCGATCTGCCGCAACTACTGTTGTTGAGCTTGCGGCAGTATCACCATCTAACACGTTTAATTCGGTTGTGGTAATAGTTGCGCCGTCTAATTTATTAAGCTCGGCCCCTGACGAAGTAACGGCAGTTCCGCCGATATTAACCACAACTTGGTTAGTGCCGTCTGCATTACTATTTACCTCGGTTACAATTGCGTCCAAGGCAGTGTTTAATTCTGTTCCCCAAGAATTAAGGCTGCCTCCTACGGTAGGTTTTGTAATTGATAAAACCATTTATCTCTCCTTTACGCGGCTAGTTTACTCCAAGGGTCGCTAGTTGCGACTTCTGTTTCAGTCCATGTTTCACTAATACTATCAGAAACATTTGTATATGTCTCTTCTGAAATTTCTATCGCGCCCCACTCCATTGCAATATTAGTTGCAGGCACTCCGGTAATAAAACCTACCGGCGTTAAATCGTGATTTTGTGTAATTACTGCTAAACCAACAACTGGGGCAGGAATAACAGTAATTATGTTTAATCTAAAATCTGGTATATCTGTTAATGTTGGCGAGGAAAGGGCAGGAGTACCAGACACTACGTTGCTAACAGGAATGTTTTGAACAAAACTTCCTGTGCCTATTTGTGGTGCGCCACTCGCTATGCTTACCGGAGTAAAATTACTTATTATTGTTGCGGAAACCGATTGGACTACCGGCGAACCGGTTGCAATACTATTTATGCTGATTGATGTACTTGGTATAGACGTCGCTTGTACAGCTACAGATCCACTAACAATATTTGTTGCCGTTAAATCATGCACCTGTGTAAATGTTGTAGATGCAACTTGCGGTACGCCAGTAGTAATATTAGAAATTACAAAAGTTTCATTTTCACCCATATTAACAGATGAAAGACTTGGCGATCCAGTAACGATACTTGTTGCTGTTAGATCGTGAACTTGAGTAATTGTTGCAGACGCAACGCTTGGATTAGATGTTGCAATGCTCGAAGCAGTTATTGATAAACTTTCAGTTACAACTGGCGAGCCAATAACTGGATTTGACGCTGCAATACTTGTAGCAGTTAAATCGTGCGTTTGTGTAACTGTTATGGAAGCAAGATCTGGAGAGCCACTTGCAATTGAGGTAGCAACAAACGTTTCTTCCTCAGACATTGTCACGTTTGCTACGACAGGCGAACCAGTAACAATATTTGTGGCAACAAAACTTTCATTTTCACCCATATTAACGGATGAAACTACTGCTGCCCCTGTAGTAATAGATGTTGCGGAAAGTGATTGTACTTCTGTAAGGCTTACCGTTGCAACGGTAGGTGCGCCAGTAACAATACTATTTACCGTAACTGTTAGTTGACTTAGAACACCATCATCCGCAATTGGATGCGCTGCAATTGGTGCAAATCCAAACATTTAATTATGACCTAGCTGCAACCCAATCAGAAACCATTGTTTTGACTTCTGCATCTGTCATATCTGACATTGTTCCATCTTCATCAGTTTTTTGGAATTTATTTGCAGAATGCATAGCAAGAACTTTTGTTTCTAGTTCTGTAGCTGTCATTTCAGTTACAGTATCAGGAACATAATATTCCCGATCAGCTTCATCTGGTGACCAACCTACCATTGTATTTGTAGCAGCATCACTAAAATAACCACCATCTTCTACCCACTCAGGAGTACGCATACCCCCTGCGGTCATGTGCATTTTATATTCTATAATCATTTTTTTGACTCCTTAGACTTTGAAAGTTGCAACATATAATCTGTATTAAGAAAATCTGCCTTACCAAAAATTCTTTCTGCGGTAATATCTGCATTTTTATAATACTTATCTGCCATTTGATCTAAGAAGATTTCTAGATCATTACTGTGCAAATTCTCTAGCTTTGCAATTCTGTCAGCAGTAACTTTGATATAGCCAGAAACTTCTGTCAAAGCTAATTGTGGATGCACTCCGTACTGTTGCATATATTCAATGGTTGCTGTGGAGGCTCTACCACCGTCCATTAAATTCCTATACATTAATTCAAATCCTCTGCGTACATGATGACGCTTTTCCTCTCTTTCAAAAGCAACTTCATCCCATTCATCTATTCCGTAGTTCTCTTTAATGTTATCATAACTATCAATTAATGTAGCAATATCTTTTATTGAGCCATTAATTTTATTTTCCATTTGAATAAGATTATGACGCTTCTGTCTTAGCTTTGCTTCACTTACTGCATCGTTAGAACCTTCTAATTCCATAATTTCCATGCGTACTTCAGCATGAGAAACTTGCGCCTCATTCAGTGCGTTTTCTCGCTTTTCTACTTCTGCCGTAATTTGTCGTAACATGCGGTATGGCGAGTGACCATTGAGCATGGTCAGCGTCATCATATTAAGCGTCGTTTGACTGTTATTACGATCAAATGCCCTAGTCGCTTTTGCAATCTCTGGCAATTTCTCTGCAACTTTTGCGGCGGCGACTTGATTGATATTTTTACTTGCCTCTACTGGCAAAGAAAAAGTTATGGGTTTTGTAATTACGTTTGTCAAACTTGACCTCCTATGATGCGTTACCTGAACTTGCAGCAAACTGAAATTTTGAATCGGTTAAATCACCATGATCCGTTGCGTTCGCTGCTGTTTGATATGTAAATTTTTGTATTACATTTTGCACTGCGCTTACATAACCGCCACAAACAACACCAATGTCATTATTACCTGTTTGAGCAACATAATATGCACCTGCTAATAAATCACCGAAATCTGTACCATTACCTAATGTTTGAGTAGTAATGTATTCTATTACGTTTGTTGTCGTATAACTTCCAGTTGCCCGACCACCAGAAAAGACGCTGCGAGTTGTGTCACCACTGCCACCCAAATCATTATTAGCTTGAGTTAAATCACCGAAGTCTGTCGCATTACCTGCGGTTTGAATAGTAATATATTGGATGACATTTGATATTGATGGCGAACCACCTGCAAAAATCCCTCGCGTTGCATCATTAGCACCTGCTAAACTGGCTACTGTATTTGTTAAATCACCAAAATCTGTTGAATTACCTGTGGATGCAATGGTGATGTAATCTATAGTATTATATCTTTGATTTGCAGTGCTATTATAACCACCTGCTTGAACACCTCTACTACCATCACTACAACCTGCTAACCAATTAACAGCAAGTGTTCTATCA